GTTATATCACAATAAAGACACATACAGACAACCATAAAATCTTTGGTGCTGATAGGATCAACCCAGAAGAAAGAATTTATGTGCTCGAAGGTCCTATTGACTCCATGTTCATTGAAAATGCAATCGCAACCGCCGATTCAAATTTAATGAGTGCATCAAAAAAATATGACAAAAGTAAAATTGTATTAATATACGATAATGAGCCTAGAAACTCAGAATTACTCAAACAAATGGAAAGAGCCATCGAAGAACACTATAGTGTGGTAATTTGGCCAGAAATGATTGTCGAAAAAGATATTAATGAGATGGTTTTGTCTGGTTTCTCACCAGACGAAATTCAAGATATCATAAGTAAAAACACCTTTGTAAATTTAAGAGCAAAGATGGAATTTATAAACTGGAAAAAACATAATGGAGAAAATAAATGAATAGCCGAAATGATGTGAGAACATTTATGGACGCATGTGACCATAAATCAACAGATTATGGTTTTCAAGCAAATTTGTATATGGGTTTGATTATTGAGGAATATAAAGAGTTGATGGTGGCTTTTGCCAATCGTGATATGGTAGAAATCGCTGATGCATGTGCTGACTTGAAATGGGTCATTGAAGGATTAGAACACACACTACAAATACCACAACAAGAAGTTTGGGATGAAGTTGCTCGCAGTAATCTTGCAAAGATTAGTTCAAACGGCAAAGTGATAAAACGAAACGATGGTAAAGTCTTGAAACCTGAAGGTTGGACACCACCAGACATTAAAAGTATACTACAAAAATAATAAGGACAAAAATGAATTATCTAGGTATTGATATTGACACAGATCGTGATGCTCTGTTTGATGAGCTTGGTATTAAGCGTCTTCGGGAATCATATATGCAAGACAATGAAACATCACCGCAACATAGATTTGCGTTTGTATCAAAACAATTTGGAAGCAACGATGAACATGCACAAAGGTTATACGAATACAGCAGCAAACATTGGCTCTCTTATTCTACTCCCATTCTTTCTTTTGGTCGCAGTAAGCGTGGTATGCCTATATCATGTTTTCTTAACTTTATTGAAGATACAGCAGAAGGTCTAGTTGAAAACCTTTCCGAAACAAATTGGCTTTCGATGTTGGGTGGCGGCGTCGGCATCGGCTTCGGTATTCGCTCAGCGGATGATAAATCCACTGGAGTTATGCCTCACCTTAAAATGTATGATGCATCATCTCTCGCTTATCGCCAAGGTAGGACTCGCCGTGGTAGTTATGCTGCTTATCTTGATATTTCTCACCCAGATATTACAAATTTCTTAGAGATGCGTAAGAGTACTGGTGACCAAAATTTAAGATGCATGAATTTACATCATGGTGTAAATATAAGTGATAAGTTTATGCAAATCATCGAAAATTGCATGATTGATTCTGAAGCCAAAGATGATTGGGAATTAACAGATCCACACAGCGGTGAAATTCGTGAAGTTGTATCCGCAAAACACTTGTGGCAGCAAATTCTAGAATTGCGTATGCATACAGGTGAACCTTACCTTCATTTCATAGATACAAGTAATAAACATTTACCACAACACTTAAAAGACCTGGGATTAAAAGTACACCAATCCAATTTGTGTTCCGAAATCATTTTACCAACAAATGAAAAACGAACAGCTGTTTGTTGCCTATCTTCATTGAATCTAGAATACTTTGATGAATGGAAAGACAACGAATTATTTCTGCAAGATGTGGCCGAGATGTTAGACAATGTATTACAGTTCTTCATTGACAATGCACCAGACTCCATATCTAGAGCAAAATATTCCGCTATGAGAGAGCGTTCTATTGGTGTTGGTGCTCTTGGTTTTCATGCTTATCTACAGAAAGAAAACATTGCATTTGAGGGCGTCATGGCCAAAATTGTCAATAAACAAATATTCAAACAGATTAGAGTCGGTTTAGATAAAGCTAACAAATCTCTGGGACTTTCCCGTGGAGAAGCACCAGATGCAGTTGGTACTGGTCAACGATTTAGTCATCTGATGGCCATTGCACCAAATGCATCATCATCTATTATTATGGGTAATACTAGCCCCTCTATTGAGCCTTATCGTGCTAATGCTTACAGACAAGACACATTGAGTGGTTCATCATTGACAAAGAACAAATGGTTGGATAAAGTTATTCAAAAATATCTTCAGTATGGAGATGACAATGCTCCAATATCACAAAATGAATATAATGATATTTGGTCTTCAATTATTGCTAACGATGGTTCCGCTCAACACCTAACTTGGATGAGCGAAATTGATAAAGCTGTATTCAAGACCTCGATGGAGATTGACCAACGATGGGTTATAGAATTGGCTGCTGATAGACAACAGTATATTGACCAAGGTCAATCTCTGAATCTGTTCTTCAGGCCTGATGCACACATTAAATATCTCCATGCAATACATTTTATGGCATGGAAAAAAGGATTGAAAACATTGTACTATTGCCGATCAGAAAAGATTGGTAAAGCAGATAAAGTTTCAAAGAAGATCGAAAGACAGGTTATTAAGGAGCTTGATATGACTCAGGTTGCTCAGGGTAACGATTGCATTGCTTGCGAGGGATAAAATGATTAAGAAGATAAATTCTAGACTGACGGATAACCGTTCATCATTTAAACCGTTCAACTATCCGTGGGCATATGATGCGTGGTTGAAACACGAACAATCACATTGGTTGCACACAGAGGTGCCAATGATGGAAGATGTGAAGGATTGGAAAAAGAAACTCACTCAAGAAGAGAAACAGTTTTTAACACACATCTTTAGGTTCTTCACTCAAGGTGATATTGATGTTGCTGGTGGTTATGTAAACAATTATCTACCGTATTTTCCACAACCTGAAGTTCGCATGATGTTGTTAGGATTTGCAGCGCGAGAAGCATTACATGTTGCTGCATATTCACACCTAATCGAAACTTTAGGTTTACCAGACACAACATACAATCAATTCTTGGATTACCAAGAAATGAAAGACAAACATGATTATGTGCTTGATCTTAGTTTACAAAATGGCGACCTCGCTAGCACAGCTACACATATAGCCGTGTTCTCAGCATTTACCGAAGGTATGCAATTATTCTCATCATTTATTATGTTGTTGAATTTTCCAAGAACAGGTAAGATGAAGGGTATGGGACAAATTGTTACTTGGTCTATTGTTGATGAAACTATGCACGCCGAATCAATGATTAAGTTGTTTCGCACATACATAGAAGAGAACAAAGAGATTTGGAACGATGAATTGAAATCGAAGATATATAGCATTGCAGAAAAGATGGTTGACTTAGAAGATAAGTTTATTGATCTTGCATTTTCTATGGGTGCTATGGTTGGGCTTTCTAGTGAAGATGTAAAGAAGTATATTAGATACATAGCAGATCGTAGATTAATTTCACTTGGACTCAAAGGCATTTTTAAAGTAAAGAAAAATCCATTACCTTGGGTAGAAGAGATGATTAATGCACCAACACACACAAACTTTTTTGAAAATAGAGCAACAGATTACGCAAAGGGAGCTTTGGGTGGAGATTGGAGTGATGTATGGGCGTAGATAAAAACAAATAAGGAGAAAAAATGACACCTAGAACAATAACAGCGGAGTGCTCAAGCTGCGAATCAAGTTACGATTTGATTTTCGTTGATGAGTTAGTCTCAGAAGAGTTTCCTGAACATTGTCCATTTTGTGGCGAACTGATTGATTCACTCTCGGAAGAAGATACTGATGAGGATGAAGATGATGCATCTGATGAAGAAAAATGGGATTGAATTGGACACATAACTTTATAGATTTCACAGAAGACATGATTGGTGAGAATTACGGATTCGTATATATCATCACCAGTCATGTTACAGGTAAAAAATATATCGGTAAAAAATTCTTTTATGCGGCCAAGACCAAACAAGTGAATGGCAAGAAAAAGAAACTCAAAGTGGCCAGTAATTGGCAAATATATTATGGTTCAAACGAAGAACTTAAAAAAGATGTAACTTTGAATGGCAAGGAAAACTTTACCAGAGAAATAATACACTTGTGTAAATCAAAAGGTGAATGTGGTTATTTGGAAGCAAAAGAACAATTTATAAATGGTGTTTTGGAAAGTGATGATTACTATAATTCGTGGATTATGGTACGAGTTAGAAAATCACACATTAAAGGATTACAATGTTAGATTTTTTGGAAGATATTGAAGATTATGATGCTCTGTTCTTTTTGCCTGACAGTGAAGATGATGAGAGTATACATATAAAATCAAGTAAGTATAAGACACCAGGATTACCAGTAAGTGCCACAGAAATTGGTTCTATGTGGCACATATTATTGTTTAAGTGTAATGAAGAATCCGGCAATGTTGATAATTTAGATCATTTTGATGCGGTGTTATCAGATCCAAGAGAATACATCTCCGGTTTAATTCCAAATGGCTGGTTTGGTCTGGTTGCAAAGAAAACAACTACCTCCGACATTTTTATGACCGATGCGCTTGACAAATTCAACAGCATGATGTATAATACTCTTATTTAAATCTGAAAGATA